ATTCCAGATGTTATTGATGGTGGTGAAGTTGAAAATGACATCTTATTGAGTGAATGGGATTTAAATCGCTGCGGTGCTGGTGTTCCTGTGTGGCACATGAATGAGTCAGATGAAAGGTTTATAAGGCTGTGTAATGATTATGATCGAGTAGCTATAGGCTCTTGTGGTGAGCATGATGTAAGCAAGCCAGCGTCATGTGTAAGCAAGTTAAAAGATGTTATTCGCCATGTTGTTGATGATAATGGGTATCCAATAACTAAGTTACATATGTTAAGGGGTTTAAATAAAAGTATTTTTAAAAATCTTCCTTTTGCGTCAGCCGACAGCACAAATATTGCCCGAAATATAGGTATAGATAAAAATTGGTCAAAAGGTAACTATCAACCAAAGTCAAAAGAAGTTAGGGCGTATGTAATGAAAAACAATATTGAATCAGTGAACTCTGCAAGCTCTTTAATTTACAATGAAGATACTGATAAAACATCTATACAAATGGCTTTTGAAATTTAATCAACAAGGATAATAAACAATGAACAAACACATATTAATGGTAATAGACAATCAGCTAAACCCTGATAAGTACACGCAAGAGCAGTTAAAGCAGAATGCTGATGCTGCTTACGATGCTAATGATGCTGATGCTGCCTTTGTTGCTGATGATTTTTATGCTGCTAATGCTAATGCTTGTGCTTGTGCTTATGCTGCTGCTAATACTGCTGCTATTGATTATGCTGCCGCTGATTATTGGCTTGACAGATACTTCAAACAAACATGCGAAAACAAGCAAGACTACATTGATGAAATCAACAAGGATAATAAATAATGAACTTAACAAAAGAAAAGGCTAATGAAGAGCATGCTAGGTGTCTAGACGTTGTAGCGCAGTTTGAAAGTAACGGCGGTAAAGTGAATGTAGCGCCAATAGTGCCACGTAAACCAAGGCGATTAACAATTAACTCTAAACGCGATAAAAGGCCGTTAGATAGCCTAACTGAACTTGAGCAAGTAAAGTATATTATTAAATTATTTATGGTTACTAACAGCGCCCAAATAAAAGATTTCGCAGGCATTGGTAAAAAAGCAGTGTTAAAACATGCTAGAAAACTTAGAGAAGAGGGCTTTATTGATTTTAAAGATAATAGTTTTGGCCATGAATTTACATGGGTGGGTAAGTAATGAATGTATTAAGCTTATTTAATGGTATGAGTGTCGGCAGAATGGCGCTAGAAGCGCTTAATGTTGATGTAGGCACGTATTACTCAAGTGAAATTGACAAGTACGCAACACAAGCAACTCAAGCATTATACCCTAACACTGTACAGCTAGGTAGTGTAACTGAATGGCGAGAATGGGATATTGATTGGTCAAGTATTGATTTAGTTACCGGCGGCTTTCCTTGTCAAGCTTGGTCAATGGCTGGTAAGCAGTTAGGCGATAAAGACGAACGAGGTATGTTGTTCTGGACAATGCTGGATATTATGAAGCATGTTAAATACCACAACCCGAAAGCGCACTTTATGATTGAAAACGTAAAGATGAAAAAAGAGTTTGAGCAGTATATTACAACCCATACCGAAAACGCTTTAGGTCACGTACATAAAATACTAATCAATAGCGCCCTGGTATCTGCTCAAAACCGTAACAGATATTACTGGACTAGCTTTGCGGTTGAACAGCCAGAAGATAGAGGTATTTTATTAAAAGATATTATTGAGCAGGACTGCAATGATGTTAATTCTGACGGATGGCACAAGTGGTGGAGTGAAAAGCAAGATTTTCAGTTAAGAAAAAAATACTCTGCAATATGTAATGATGGCTCGACAGATAAAGCGATAACTATGACAGCGAGGCAGTACGCAAGCTGGAATGGAAACTTTGTAGTCAGAGCTACAGTACAGAAAAACGCAGAGCATACATACAACGGCAAATCGCCAACTATTACGGCGTCAATGGGCATTGGTGGTGGTAACGTTCCGTTAATGACAAACAAAGAAACAGCAGAAAAGTTTAAAGGCAAATATATTGATAAAGACGATAGACTCCACTACCGCAAACTAACACCGCGCGAATGCATGAGACTTCAAACAGTACCAGAACATCATATTGATACACTTTTAAGCGCCGGCATTAGTAACACACAACTTTACAAAATGACAGGTAACGCATGGACTATGGAAGTTATCAAGCATATTTTTAAGGGTATAACACAATGAATGCAGAACAAATAAAAAGCGACACGTTAACGATATTACTATGCAATCAAGTTCACAAGTTTTTAACTGATAAACAGCGAGCTATGAAAATAGCTAAATGTTGCAAAATAATACGTGATAGAACCAAGGATAAGATTTTATACAATGCTTGTCGTAATGTTATAAAAGCTACAACTGGCGGCGCGTATGAAGCGGTAGTATCAACCATCAATCAAACACAAAACAACTATTATAATGAGTATGAAAAATGAGATTAGACATTAAAGCATTTAGACTAATAAAGCCTATTGACGCTATAGACTTCTATGAAGCGGGCGGCCCAATAACAAATAAATCTTTTGTGCAAATAAGTGAGATTTATCAAAAAAATATAAAAGTATTGTTAGAGGAAAAAGGCTTGATGACTAATAAGCAAATCGCTAAGGAATTGGAAGTCTCACGAACAACAATATCGGGTATAACAAAAAAGATGGTTATTAATAGCCAGTTAAAAAAAGGCCCACCAATAACCAGTGCTGGCCCTAAACCTTCATCAACTTTTTATGTTTCGAGTTAATGAAAGACTTTAAGTTAACCATGAGCTCACTAGGTTATCTAGTTGCAGAGTTAACAAAGATTGTGACCACTAGCCCTAATAAATCATTTAGGGTTAGTATAAAGCTTTGGCGTGAGTCTCGTAGTCTTAGTCAGAATAACTTTCAGCATGTAATTTACGATGAGCTTTCGAAGTACCTAATTAGCAAGGGTCGCACTGACTGGACTGAGAAAAAAACAAAGTTTGAAATGAAAAATAACTTTTTAGGCTGGGTTGATGCAGAGTGTACAGATATGGTTACTGGTGAGATTACAATTAGACAGGTTTTAAGAAGTAGCTCAAAGCTAGATGTAGGTGAGGCTTGCGACTATATAACTAAGATGCTTGACCTATGTAACAACTTAGGGTGTGCGATAAGAATACCAGCGAAATGCGAGTACAGAGACGTACTAGAAAAGCAAAATAACTAACAATATAAATAAGGGGTAAATAATGCGACATTTATATCAAGACAGTTTAAAGGGCCTTTACTACGTAGCAGTAATAACTACCCTAATGAGTATTAACGCTTATAGTGTTATTCAATTATGTAGGGGTTATTAATGAAACAAGCAAACGCAAAGCAAAAACAGTGGATGAATGACATTACGGAATGGGCGCAAGATAATATACAGCTAGTTTACGGTGTAAGTTACTTTAACGCTAATATACAAAGACATCACGTATTAGGCCGCAGCGCTAAACACAACAAAGTAAAGATAGGCCACTGGTTTATATTGCCAGTACCTTTTGAATTGCATGATGTTAGTAGTAACCATCCTGAAAATGTAACACATAGAAAAAAAGCATTTGTTAAGCGCTTTGGCAATCAAAGAGATTTATTTTTATCTATGGTTGAGGATATGCGCGACTGTGGCTATGAATTACCACCTGCTGATGTATGTGAAGCTATAAGGATGACAAGCGCATGATTAAGTTTACATTGCCTTTGTATGGTGTAACCAAGAAGGGCGCTATTGCCGTTAATTGGTATAGGAACGCCCACTATCAGACGAGCAACAAGGCAAAAATAGAATTTAAAAAACAAATACAATCGCAGCTCGATATGTTCGACAAAATACAAACACCGATAAAGATTAAATATAAGTATTATGCAAAAGCAAATAATTCGCCGGACCTTGATAATTTTGTCGGAACTGTAAAGAAGTTTTTTCAGGATGCGCTAGTTGAGAGCGGATTAATTGAAGATGACAACGTGAATTTTATAACTTGTAATAGTGAATACTATGGCGGCATTGATAGAGACAATCCACGAGTTGAAGCTGAAATAATCGAACTAGGGAAGTAGAGTGACTGAACAAGAACGAGAAGAATATTATAGATACTGTTTTAATGAGGAAAGCAGCGGCTTTATACCACTGCTTTGTTAGGTTTTTTAGCTGAATACTTAAGGAGCTATCAGCTCTACCCAATTGCTATCGTCAGTGTTCATGTTTACACCTACTGCATTTTCTCCTGATATAGTATCAATAACTATAGGCTGTCCTGAGCCTGTTTTTGAGTTTCCAGAAAGGTTGAAATCATATGACCTATCAGGCGATGCGAGATTATCCCGACCGTCAAATGACATAGTACCCAATAACATAGAATCGTTAGGCGTAGCTTTTGTTAGTCTAAGAAGTCCCCCTACATTTGAGAATCCCACTTCGCTGACATCTTGAGTAGATATAAAAAGGCTAGTGCCTGATGTACGAACAACCAAGTGTACTATGTCTCCCGTAGAGTAATTTACTGGCAACTCTCTTCGGTCATTATCGTCTATTGAAACAGCTATGACGTTTGACTCACCCTCTCTAACAAAAGCCGATATGTAACTACCTGCACTGTCTGTTAGGATACCTGAACTATTTTCAGGGAATCTAAAGGAAACCCTTATCTCAAAACTACCAGCAGTCCACTCTGGAATTGCTAGATCTTCACCTGTATTAAAATACAGCCCCCATTCTTGTTCAGGTGCAGGGGTAAGCTCTACCCAATTACTATCATCGGTATTCATGTTTACACCCACTGCATTTTCTCCTGATATAGTATCAATAAGCACTGGCTGACCAGAGCCTGTTTTTGAGTTTCCAGAAAGGTTGAAATCATATGACCTTGCTACATAAAAAGTAGTGTTAAAACCTGGCCCCAGTAGAAATTCAAGTTTTCCTTTGAACATACCTGAGTAAAAAAGAGGTTGTGAGGCTGAGTTCCCCCATGAGCCTATCGTATTAAAGTTTGAAGCGTTACCATTAGGAGCGGAATTTCCTAATACGCCATCTACGTATATATATAAAGTATTGTTAAGCCTTTTTAACTCTATTTCTATCACCTGACCGTCTTGGATGCCTCCTTCAGAAGAAACTTGACTTGAGTTAACACTGCCATCTTCTATTTTCGCAGTTACCTTTCCCCCTCCAATACTGGTGCAATATATATATGATAAAATATCACTATCATTCCCTAGAAGCATCGTATCTGCTTTGAACTCTGCTGTTAATTTTATTGAAAAATCTTGTGAAGGTTCAATTTCAAGTGTAGGGTAAGTCACATAATCATTGTTCCCATCAAATTGCAGCCCCCATTCTTGTTCAGGTGCAGGAGTACCACCCCAGACAGGCACACTTCCTAGATTCATTTCAACATTTTGCAACACACTATTTGAATCTGAATACTTAACATCTAGTATGTCTTGCCCATTATATTGTATTAGATTAACGCCTGACTGATCAGGCTGCAACTCCACCCAATTACTATCCTCGGTGCTCATGTTTACACCTACTGCATTTTCTCCCGATATAGTATCAATAACTACTGGTTGCCCAGATCCAGTCTTTGAGTTACCAGAAAGGTTGAAATCATAAATTCTGTCTGGCTCTCCTATTACGTTAAAAAGCCATTCTCCTGATAATTGCCCGTTGTAATACCCTTTAGAGGTACTAGGGCTTGGGCGACCAATACGATTGAATTCAAAAGAAGAAGTCCCTGCATCAATAGAAGCTTCTTTTTCATTGCCTACCATATTAATTAATGGATTGCTGCTTATTGGTCTTTCTATTTTCAGGTCTATCAACTCCCCCTCTTCAAATGGGCCTATTGAGAAAAAACTCAATCCCTGAGTATACAATACTATAGAAGTTGAGGTTGTCCACAAAAAGCAATCTGGTCTTACAGTTGATGAAAGTAAAACTACATTTGGTTTAAAAATAAATTTACCGCTTACTGAAAACCCTACAAGTGCGTTTATAAGAATGGATGACATAGATAAATAGTCATTGATTCCATCAAACTCTAACGCCCACTTACCGTCAGTTGGTTCAGGTTCAGGTTCAGGTTCTGGGTCTGGAATAGTGTATTCAACCCAAGCACTTCCATCAGTAGGCATATTTGTACTAGTTAGATTAAAACCAGAAGTCTGGTCAACTAATGTAACATTACCTGCACTAGTATCTTGAGTATCTAAGTTATATGTCCGTGTTGGTTGACCTCCCCCACTAAAAGTCCAAATACCTCGCAATTGACCAGTGTACTCAAGACCATCATTGTAAGCGTATTTAACATTAAACCCTATAAAACTAAAATCATTATTAATGAGAGGTTTAGTGGTAGATATTCCATTAACATCAAACCTGATAGCTTGTCCAGTTTCTTCTTCAAAATTTCCAGTCACAGGGTTAAAAACAAGATATACTGCGTTATTATCCTTATACAATTTAAAGGTTATTAATTCATCTTCTATAAATCCAGTACCATCTCCCTGTCCAACCATAGCAGGAGTTATCTCTGTTGAAGCAATTTTTACCTTAGCTTCAAGACCTCCATCATTACTACACCTTAAATAATTTGATATATATGAATTAGATTGACTGCCATCCCCTTCCCCAACAAAAACAAAGCTGCCCCTTTTATAAAGAAAAGAGCCTTCTATACTCCACTCGTCTGTACTATTAGTTTGCCAAGTATTAATCTCATTTCCTTCACTATCTTGAGCGAAAAGAATTTGGTCACCTATGTTATCAAAAGTTAATGCTGTACTCATACTAAACCACCTTTATATACAAAGTATTAGTATTAGGGCTAGCAGGGAATTCTGTGACTACTTCTATCGGTGTGTTAGATTGCCACCCACCATCTTTTCGAACGTATTGATTTCCATTTATAGGAGCTTCTTCCACCCCGCTTGACCCTGATATTATTTCGATCCAGCCTGCATCCATGCGCCCGTAAGTTTTACCGTTAACGGGCGCTTCTGTAACTGCCCCAGGTGGAGGGGTTGGCGGTGTAATAGCGCTAAGAAGTTGCGGCAAAGTTGTTGCCACACTATCTCCGTTGACAGTTACTACGCCAACGGTTTTATAGACACCTGTTAAAACGTCCCTATATTCGACTTTGATCAATCCGTATTGCAAATTTAGATTATAGCTGCCATCGGGGGGGATAATTATAATTGATACTGCGCTTTTTATAGTTTCGCCGGTGGTTGTTTGATGCGTAAACTTTACTTTATCACCAACAGAAAACAAGCCATTCGGGTCGAGTAAATTACCTATTAGATTTATGCTGCTCATTATTTAGTCCTATATAAATTGTTTACAAAATTAATATTTACTTTTTTGCTTATCGCTTGTTCTATGTTTTCTCTAAATTGTTTCGCTGCTTCATTGTTAGCAACTGAAATCTTTTTATCTAATAGGCCAATAGTAACCACATCTTTAAAGCTCTTTTTTATTTCATTGTTAGCAACTGAAATCTTTTTATCTAATAGGCTAGTGTTAGAGTCTATAGTTAATTGTAAATCAACTAGCTTGGCACGTTGTTTTTTATCATTAATTTTTATATTACTTTTTAAGCTCTCACTCAAAAAGTCGATACAGTCGTTTAGATTAGAGTTTACAGTATTTATATTTTTAGTTGTTTTTAAAATTTCTTTTTCCATACTTTGCCGCAAACCTTCAACGCTTTTTTTAATTTGCTTGTTCTCTTTGATTAAGGTATCAATTTTTTTTGTCAACCCGTCTACAGCAATAGCGTTATCGTTTTTTAATTTATTATTTTGCGCTTCTAATGGGGCAATAAGTTTTTTACATTCAACGACTGATTGCTCAACAATAGCATCAACATCAACAACAACTTTTTTAGCCTCTTGTGGTCTATGCTCGTCAATTTTTCGACTTAGCATTTCTACATGTGCTTTAATTTCTTGAATTTTTAAAATTATCTTTTCGTTAGTCATTAGTGGTCACCATTCCCGTTCACATATCTAGCCGCTGTTGCTCCAAATAATACCACGTTTACTGCTCCGCTGTCGATTATGCCGCTACCCGCTAAACCTTTGGATGCGTCATTATCAACACCATCTTGCCCCCATCCTATTCCAGTATCGTTTATAGAGCCGTTAGCTCCGTTATTTGCGTAAGCAACATCGCCAACAGGGCCAACAGATCCGCCAGTGCCGGGTAATCTACCGTTACCACCATCGCCGCCACTACCACCTAAAAAAACATTAGGCCCTACTTGAAGATAATTGAATCCGCCGTCACCGCCATTAGGAGCAAAAATATAACCGTCTGCTGTTGGGTATGCTGCCGAAGGAGTTGGGCCGCTAAAATAAATATCAGTATCTACGCCTTGCGCATCGTAAACAGTGCCACCGTTTTGCCCGTCATCTGGTACGTTAGCTGGGGGCAATACACTATACACAGCGCCAGCAGCACCATCGCCGCCGTTAC